ATGAGTTCTTGCACAGTATAACATCAGATGATATATTGTTCATATTAGTTGATGTACAACATGAGCAGATAGAAAATAGGGCAAGAAATCGTGGTAGGTCTGATGATAGTGCATTGAATGAGAAATTCAAATTCTGGAATGAGCATACTGTGCCGATGATCAAACAAATTATCGAAGACCATGGCGAAATCTATACAATAAATAACGGTGACAATGATAATGTTTACGAAAATGTAGAAAAGGTGTGTGATATATTATGTCATTATTTGTCGCAAAATTAGATAGGTATGATATGGTGAATAACCCACAGTGTAATTCTGCATGTTTCAATATATGGTTCGCAGGATGCACGTTTCATTGTGAAGACTGCCAGAATCCACAGTTATGGGACAAGAAATCTGGTGGAGAGTGGAATGTTGCAGATCTATATAGTATAATATTATTTAACTGCCAGAAATTCAATTATAATACTGTGGTATTACTTGGTGGCGAACCGTTACAACAGAACAAAGAGGAACTATTATCTTTATGTCAGCTGTTGAGCGAGAAGCATATTGATATATGGATATATACAGGATATGAACTTGAGCAGGTGGACAAGGAATTATTGAAATATGTTCATACAATCAAATGTGGAAGGTATATTAAGGAACTAAGGCAGGATGGATTTCCTGCAAGTTCCAATCAAAAAGTCTATAGGTCAATTGCTGGTGACTTAAAAGATATTACATCAAAGTTTAAGGAGGAATATTAGATGCATGTTAGCATGAGTTTAATCCCAGAATTTGAGAATCTGTGGAAGAGTTTTAACCAAGATCCAGTCAAGAAGAAGTTCCTTAAGATTGAGGGAATTGCAGAAGAGGATCTGGATATTGGTTTAGCAAGCGAGCAGTTCTTCAAGGAGAAACTTGCAAACATCAGTACAGATGCAAACTCAAACTACTCAGAGAACATGAATCCTACAGTTTATCGTACCCACACCACCAACGGTATGATGAAATTGTTAGGGTATCATTTACTGTGGCATTATGCTGCTAAAAGATATGGTATTGAATGGGCGAATATGGCAATAAGTGAGATATGGAATGGCGGATTTTATTTCCATGATGCACATGGTCTCCGCATCCAGATGCCATACTGTTATGCATTCAGTCTGGACAAGTTAGTATTTGAGGGCAGACCTTATGGATCTTCTCCTACAACACCCGCTAAGCACAGAAAATCATTCTTATCACAGGTAGATAAGTTAATCTCTGATTTAAGCAAGCAGTTTGCAGGTGCTACTGCACCATCTGATTTATTCTTGTGGTATTCATGGTATCTTAAGAATGAGTTTGGTGAGATTGATTGGCATGAGCATATTGATGATATGAAGAAAGAAATCATTGATGATATGCAGGGATTGGTATGCTTATTCAATGAGCCAGGTAGAGCAGAGGGAGAACCTCCATTTACAAATATCTCAATCTATGATCCTATTGGATTAAAGAATCTGTTTGGGCACATCACATTCCCAGATGGTACTAAGCCAGACTTCGAACTTATTATGTTCATTCAGAAGACATTCTGTGAGTGGTTCAGCCATGGTGATCCTATTACTGGATTCCCTTACAGATTCCCAGTTGTTACTATCAATACAACCACAACCAAAGACCATGATTTTGAGGATGAAGATTGGGTAAGATGGGTTGCACATGTTGATAGAAATATGTGTAATTTCAATCTTCACTTCGGTGATAAGTCTAAGATTGCAATGTGTTGCAGATATGAGAATGATCTTGATGATATGAATCTTACCGCAGATTCATTCGGCAATGGTGGTGTAAATATTGGTAGCCATCGTGTTGTTACTCCTAACTTCGTGAGATGTGCACTCAAATCTGGTGGTGATCCTCAGAAATTCTTGGATGAATGTGATAGAGTGATTGATATTGCAGGCAAATTACTCTACATCCATCGTGTTGACATCCTGCAGAAGAGAATTGATAAGAATCCTGAATATCTTCAGTTCTTCGGAAAGCTTGGATGGTTCTCACTTGATACAATGTTCAGTACAATCGGTCTGACTGGTGTATATGAGGTATGCCAGTATATGGGATATGACATCCTTGATGATGAAGGTACTGAATTTACTACAGATTTCATGGCTTATCTCAAGGGTAAGGTTAAGGAATTGAGAGCAGAATATGGTTGCGTATTTAACTGTGAAGAAATTCCAGGGGAACAGGCATGTGTATCATTACTCAACAAAGATCATATCTATTTTGAATATGAGGACATGAGCAATGTACCAGACGATGTTAAGGATGCATTTGCAAACTGCAAACTCTATTCTAACCAGTACATCCCACTCATCAATCAATCAGATATGATTACAAGACTTGATCTGTCCGGAAGATTTATGAAGATGATCTCTGGCGGTGGAATTGTACATGTCAATTGCGATGCACAGATTGATACAGATGAAAAGATGTATGAACTGATCAAATATGGTGCTAAGTGTGGTGTACCTCATTTTGCAGTATGCTACAGATTTGGTAAATGTGATGATCATCCTGCAGTAATCGTAGGACAGAGCAGGTCAACATGTCCAATATGTGGTAAACCCATCACAAGGACAAGAGCAAGAGTTATCGGTTATTTCAGCGATGAAAATAACTGGCATCCAGTAAGACAAGAATTTGATGCTCCTTACAGATTCTATAGTAATGGTGTTAATCTTGAATAAGTGGTTGTAAATAAAATTCAATAAACACAATACTTAGTGGGCGGCGATTAGCCGCCCATACTTTGTATATGAAGACAGCTTCAAATAATAATTAATAAATGTTAGGAGGGCATAGTAGATGGCAAAACTACAGTTAAAGGTGAAGAGAGGAGAACTTGCAAAGGAGTTTCCACTTATGCAGGTAGCAAAGTATGGTGATGTCGGATTAGATATTCCGATTGTATTACCAGACAAAGGTGAGGTGGTAATAAATCCTGGGCAGAGATATCTCGCACCTACGGATATTCGTATTGAGATACCATATTCACATTGGGCGGCAATTGAAGCAAGAAGTTCTACATCCAAGAAGTCACTTATCGTTCCTAAGGGAGTAATTGATCCTGGATATCGTGGAGAATTGTTTGCACAGATCATTAATGTTGGTACTGCACCAGTAACTATTAAGCATGGAGATAGACTGATACAGTTAATCTTACATAAAAATGAAGTAAATGATTTTGAGGTAGTTGAAGCAGATGAATTATCTGAGTCTGAACGTGGTGAGACTGGATTTGGTAGTAGCGGACAGTCTGCAATCACTAGATAGGAGGGATTGCTGTGGCTAGATTAAATAGAGGAGAAGATCCTAAAATCGATCACATAAATGATCTGGTCGCAATTACCAAGGATGATAATAGTTCCGATCGTGCTAGAGCTGATGCAATGTCGGAACTATTATCTATGTTTAGACCACTGTTGATTAATGTGTGTGATAAGTGGGTAAAATATTTTAATGACCAGTCACATACTCTTGTATCATTTGAGGAGTTAATGTCTGATGCAGAATATTGGTTCATGTGGTACACAAAGGAGAAGTATATAATTGATGGTGATGCGACATATAATAAGTTCATAAAAGATCATATAGACCAAAGAATACGGTACATCTATGAAACACACCTTAAGTATTACTCACAGACAATATTCCCAGATCCAATTAAGCATAGGGATGAAAATGAAAATGATGGTTTAGATCAGTTAGAGTTGGTAGCATATAACTATTCAACCGAATTACAGACTAAACAACACATGGATGATGAGATTATTGATAGGATGGATCAGGATACTAGACATCAGCTTGCAACTAGAATTATGCAATTGGTTGAGAATAGTGAGTTATATACAGAGAGGGAGAAGTACATTTTCAGAGAGACTAGATATAATGATCAATCGCAGGATAAAGTGAGTAAGGAACTTGGGATATCTAGGACAAGAGTTGTGCAGATATCTAGAAAGATAAATAAGAAGTTATTAAATCAAATGGAGAACGATAAGGAGTTCTGGGAGTTGATCACTCAAACCGATATTGATTTTGATAATAATTTATTATAATAGTATCGGTTTCAATATAGACAATGAAAGGAGTGATAAGATGTTTACAACAAAATTTACTGACTTACATCTTCATAGCGAATACTCATTGCAGGATGGAATGATTCGTGTGCAGGATAGTAAAGATCCAAAGCATATTAAAAGTGAGATTATTCTTCGTGCAGAGGAAACCAATAGTGACACAATTACGGTCACAGACCATGGCAACATGTATGCACAAGCAATTCTTGCTTCTGTGTGTAAGACATTTGGATTTAAACATATGCCTGGGTGTGAATTCTATATGGCTACTGATACAAGACATGATAAATCATACAGTAGACGTGGAGATGCATATGTTCATATAAATTCATGGGCAAAGAATAAACTTGGATATAAGAACATGTGCATACTGCAGAAGAGATCATTTGATGAAGGATTCTATTATGTTCCTCGTATTGATAAAGAGTTACTCAAGCAATATCATGAAGGTATAATGTGGTCTGATGCGTGTGTTGGTGGTACACTTAGTAAACTAATATTGCAGGACAAAGTAGATGAAGCATACAAAGAGTTCATGTGGTATCTTGATTTGATTGGTGATGACTTCTATATCGAATGGCATAATCATGGCATAGATGATGAGGACAAATGTAATCAGATTAAGAAAGAATGGGCGGATAAGTATGGTGTACCGATTATTGCCTGCACAGATGCACATTACTACAAGAAAGAGGATACAGATGCCCACAAGACATTGTTATGCATTCAGTATGGTAAATGGGCAGATGATCCTACATTTGATGGATTCCCTGGCGATGGATACTGGTTGCTCAATGAAGAAGAGTTACTAAGCAGGTATCCAGAAGAATACTGCGAGAATACACGATTACTCACAGACAAATGTGAGGGCAACATCATAGAGTTTGGTGATATTAGACCACCACAGTTTAAGATACCAGATGATTTCATAAGGAGGGTACAACCAATATTACAATCAGCAACATAGGAGGTAAATATATGAATAAATTAAGAAAATGTAGTTTCTATAATTATAGTACAACAGAATCCAAATACGTACAGATGTTTGGATATTTTCATCAATTTTGTAATGATGATGAAGATCGTGGAGATAATGTTGTATTGCATTATACTATGGCATTATGCGAAGATGAATGTGGTCAGGTATATAGTGTATCACCAAATAAAGTACAGTTTGTACCAGATGATTTTGACAGAAAAGAATATGATAACCATAAGATGGCATTTGGTTGGTAGGAGGTATAAATAAAATGAGCATATTAAGAGATTTGGTAGAACAGAAAGCATTTGATATAGTACAGAAGAGAATTGAGAAGGAAGAATCTCAAGCACTGACAAACACAGAAGATATTAAGATGTATAACAGAGTCTGGTTGGAGAAGATGGCTAATCATTATGACTATGAGATTAGCGACAATGATATCGCTGTCAGCAGGATACTTGATAAACTCAATGAGAGGGATGGTCATTGTCCATGTGGTGGTATGACAGAACAGTTTATATGCCCATGTGAAATGATGAGAACTCATGGAGTATGTAAGTGCGGATTATATAAGAATGCAGTAGATCTCAATCCAAGGGAATCAGAGACAACTGGTAGAATTAAACAGTAATATTAGTAGGTCACCTTATAATTATTAATGGGTGACCTAAATGTTATATTAATATTGAAAGGAGTGAAGATAATGTCAGTAGAACATCACGAATTGGCAGAAGCATACCTACGCAAATTGGTTGAAGAGGGTATGCATAAGAGATATGATGAAAGATGTGGCATAATACCACAGGAAGTGTATGATCGTGTTGAAATGGAATATCAAACAATCATTCCAAACAGATTCACTGATTATATCTTGATGATATGGGATATACACAACTTCTGCAGAACACCAGATAGAGTAAGAACATTCTGTAAGAAAAAGGGATTAACACCGCCACCAGATGGAATAATCCCACTTGGTCCAGGTAGGGGATCTGCAGGTGGATCTATGGTGTGTTATTGTTTGGGTATCACACAATGTGATCCAATATTGTTTGGTCTATTCTTTGAGAGATTCCTCAATTCAGAACGTATTGCATATCCTGATATTGACTTTGATATCTCACAGAAGTATAGACATATCGGCATAGCATACATAGCAAACACATACGGAGAGGATCATGTTGCACAGATTATCACATATGGCACACTATCAAAGCTGATGGTAATACATGATGTACTGCAGGCTGCTAATGTACCTAATACAGTAATCAACGCAGTCAAGGCTACAATACCAGATGATCCTGCAGTAGAGTTGGCTGATGTAGTTGATGATGCTAAGTTCTTAGAAGCAATGCAGGCAATACAGTTCCCAGATACAACAGTAACAGTTGATAGGTCTAATGTTGAGCGAATGCTCAAGACTGGCAAACTGTCAGCAGAGAATAGGCAGATAGCAATGGAAGTGTTCATGGGAACAAAGAAATCTGCAAATATAACAATCAAGTCAACATGGACATGGGAAAAGGCACTCATGATTATGAGAAGGCTTGAGGGTTTGAATAAGAATGAATCAACACATGCCGCAGGTGTAGTTGCTGCACCAGTAATATTGGAAGAGAATGTACCGCTGATGCGTAAGGGTGGTACTGGATCATTGGCATGTCAATATGATATGAGATCACTTGAAGCACTTGGATACTTAAAGATGGATGCACTTGGACTCCGTACTGTAGATGTAAACCATGATGCAGGCAATCTTGTCCGCAAATGGTACGATCCAGATTATGAATTTGGTAAACTACCATACAATGATGAAAAGGCAATAGCACTAATCAATAGTGGAGATAATAATGGTATATTCCAGATAGAGGGAACTGGATTCACCAAAATGATGCAGGATCTTGATATTGGTGGATTTGAATCACAGAGATTCGCAGACAGAAATGAACCACAGTTATCCACAATAGAGAGAATTCGTGGAATGGAAATACAGGATTTCATGTGGATCTCGGCAGGACTTGCATTATATAGACCTGGACCATTGGATGCAGTTATTGAGGGAAAAACAATGGTACAGCATCTGATTGATCGTAAGGCAGGTAGAGAGCCAGTTACATACCTATTCCCAGAGGAAAAAGGATATCTTGAGGAAACGTATGGTATCCTAGTATATCAGGAGCAGGTAATGGCACGAGTTAGGCAAATGACTGGTTGCTCATACGGAAGAGCCGATATCCTCAGAAAGGCAATGGGTAAGAAAGATCCAGTCTTGATGAAAGAACAGATGGACTGGTTCAAGGAGAATGCAATATCACATAAGTTCTCTGATAGTAAGATGTTCGATGATGAAGATCATAAACGTAGAATAGTTGAACGTGCCGCAGATGAAATCGAGAAATTCGCACGATATGGTTTCAATAAGGCTCATACAGTAGAATACGCACACATCTGCTATGAAAATGCATACTTTAAGGCTCATTATCCAGATTGCTTCTACACAGCAATACTAAACTCATTAACTGATAAACCAGATAAACAGACACTCATGATAAAGGATATGTTAAATCATGATATAAGCCTGTTGCCACCAGATATAAATGAATCGGACACAGACTTCGTAGTTACAAGTCCAAATATTGTGCGATTCGGTCTGGGTGCTATTAAGCAGTTTGGTGAGAAAGCTTGTAATTTCGTAATTGATGATAGAACAAGGCTTGGCCAGTATGGATGTGTGGAAGAATTTAGAATAAGGATATCATCAACCATACTAAACAAGACAGTAATGACCAATCTGGCTAAGTGTGGTGCATTCGATTCATTACTACAGAATAACAATAGTGATGTACAGTATGACTGCAGGGCAACATTGGTTGAGACAATACCTGCACTATGTGAATCACTCAATAAACTCCGCAGGAAGAAAAATGCGAAATCAGAAGCACCATCAGTTGATGAAGCACTAACTAGGTGGGAGAATGGAGCAGGCTCATATGTAGTAACTAAGGGTGAACATGATCCAATCCAGTATTCAATATGGGAGAAAGAGATACTAAAGTATTACATCAGTGCACACCCAATTGATAAATATGAAGCAGAGATACGCAGATGGGGTGCTATTGAGAATATAGACGATGATCTCTTACCTAATGAGATGTATATTGCAGGATTCATTGAAGGATGTCATGAGACAGTAATCAAAAAAGAGGGCAGAAATAAAGGTAAGAAGATGGGATTCGTCACCATCGGTACTGCATACAGAACATATGAGGGTACGATGTTCCCAGGAATATATGAATCTTGCCTGCCATATATCAAGCCAAATGAGCCAGTGGTCATGAAAGGCAGGAGAAATGAATACAAGGGCAATGTAACAATACAGATTGAGTACATCCGCAGTATGAAGAATGAGGGAGTACGTGATTGCCCAGAGGTTCATATTAGGCTCAATAATCCAGATGATATATTTGGACTAATGCACATGAAAGAATTGTTTGATCAATATTTCGGTGCTACAAAGGTATACATCCACACATTAGATGGACTTGAAGATGTGACAGTAGAATTAGGTCAGACAATAGCATTGAATGACTACATCATTGATTATCTTGAGTCAGTTGCTACTGTGGGTTATAAAGATCAAGTAGTTTGTGATGATTGACCGATATGACATACAAAGGGTGAAAGGCAGGTGGACAACATGGCATATGGTAATGTGAGATTTTGGAAAACAAAGGGTGGCAAATCAATAGTAATAAAAGATATGACTGATATTCACCTGCAGAGAACCATAGAAATGCTTAAGAGACAAATTGACGGAAGTATTCATGACGAATTTTGTTATGATAATATCATCGCAATGGAGCGAGAATTAGAAAGGAGAAATAGGAAGATGATTCAGAATGTAGACTTAAAGATTGTTGGAGTAACGTTTACAAATGAGGATGGAAGTTCTCGTAAGGAGCAGATCCTCACACTTACAGAGCAGTATAAGGACAAACTTGGTGATATCAGAATTGATCTGGTGCGTGAAGCAGAGAATAAGTACGATATCAATGCAGTAAAGGTACTTGCAAATGACGTGCAGATTGGTTACATCGGCAAGGAATATGCTGCTATTATTGCACCGCTGATGGATGAATATGAGGAGTTCACAGCAGTAGTTAAGGGAATTGGTGAGTATAAGAACAGACCATTCTGTGAGATTACAATCAGTCAGGTTGGGTAAAACAATTGGTTCACTTAGATCAGCCATTGGTGACCATCCCACCAATGAAAGTGATTAAATCACCAGTGATACTGGTAGCCCAATGATATAGGGTGTTGGTCTTAATTGGCTGACACCCATTTTATATAAAGGTGGTGATAAGATATGAGGGATAGGATAAAGGTAGTACAAGTTAAAGATGGTGAAGTCATTAATAGATATGATGATATAACATCTGCGGCAAGAGAAGTTAATGGTCAAGAATCTCATATATCAGAGTGCATGAGGTCAGTATCACACAGAAATACTCATAAAGGATATGAATGGAGGAATGATAATGAACAATCAATTACCATGGGAAAGACCAAGAATTAAGAGAATACTTGATATGTTTCCAAATAGCAGGGTATTCAATATTAAGAGATTAACTATTGATAGAAAGGAGACAAATACTGATGATATTCCACGATAGTGCACCGATGCCAATAATCGCAATAGATTTTGATGGCACAATTAATTGTAATGGAGAATCAACATATCCAATTTGCGGTGAGCCTAGGATGCATGCAAAGCAGGTTATTGATTTCATGCATAAGCTTGGTATTAAGATAATAATATGGACTTCACGTGATGTTGCATATAATCAGGATGAAAAGAGAATGTATGATCACATGTCACCAATGATTGAATGGTTAGATGCTAATGAAATCCACTATGATGCCATCAATAAATCAATCCAATTCGCACCATACTCATATAATGGCAGAAAGGTTTATGCACATATGTATGTTGATGATAGAGGGTATGGATGGCATGGTTCAAGTAATGGACATGATCCAATATTCTTACTGGTGCTTGAGGAGTTCTTACACAAGGTATGTAGATTCTCTAAGGAATCAGCAGAATTTGTAAGAATATGTTGTGAGCAGGAACATGAGCCAGAGCAATGGATGATTGATGGTGTTAAAGAATGGAAGACTAGAAGATCTATGTTAACATGTCCATACAATGAGACTGGTGGAAGTAGGTGTGTAATCCAATGATGATATATACTGATGGCGGTTCATACAATAATGGTGACCGCAAGGGTGATGGATCTTGGGCATACTTAGTATTAGATGAAAATAATGATGATATAATTGTAACATGTGAGTTTATTCAGAATACAACAAATAATCGTACAGAAATGTTGGCAGTAATTGAGGGTTTGAAGTATCTTAATAATCTCGGTCATAAAGATAATGTTACTGTGATATCAGATAGTGGATATCTAGTAAAAGGATGGACAGATCCATCATACTTAGAAAGATGGATTGCTAATGGTTGGAGAACATCAACCAATACACCAGTACAGAATCAAGACCTATGGGAAGAACTGCAGAGATTATCTTGGCATACAGTATTTAATTTCATCCATATCAGAGGTCATAATAAAGATAAGAGAGCAGAACACGCATATTGGAATGATATTGTCGACAGAGCCTGCACTTGGGCATTAGATAATAAGATGTTAGGAATGGTGGTTACACTCTTTTATGATAGAGACACTAAAAAATTCACACCATTATCAGCGAAGTTAAAGGAGGATTAATAATGAGTAATAAAAATTTGGTACTCGCTATGGGTGCTGAACATTGTAAACCAGAGAATATGGCTAAGATACTCAAGGTCATTGAGCAGGAGAGAAATGGTAACATATCACTCAAAATGAGAGAGTTAGCAAATGAGTGTGAAAATGAGATTGTAGACATCTATGGATGCGACATAGACAATATTGATAATTGGATTAATGTTAGTCAATACTCATACGCAGTTGAGGAGAAATATGATGGGTATAGTTACATCAATAGTGAAGGCAAATTCTTCAGCAAACGATTATCACAGGCAAATGGATCAGAGGGAACTCCAATCGAAAAGACAGGACATATCCCACACATCAGTAATATCCTTCGAAGAGTGTTTGAAGAGTGCGGAGCAGATTTACATGGAGAAATCTACAAACTCGGTGGAATCTCCGATGATGTTACAAAGATTCTTGGATGTACTGAAGATGAAGCACTCAACCGCCAAATGGGATTAAATCCAGATGAAATGTTGCATTACATGTTGATTGATATCAGAGCAATTCATGGCAAATCATTAATCAACGAACCACACAGATTAAGACGTGCAATCCTTAGATGGGTGTATGTAAAGTACATTCAGCCACTTGATCCACTCGGATATATCAGATTAACAGAAGAGATACAGGAAGATCCTAAGGTAGCATTCAGAAGAATCGTAACATCTGGTGGTGAGGGATTGATTATAAAGAGAGAAGATGCACTATATATCCCTGGCAAGAAACCTGCAAACAACTGGATTAAGGCTAAGAAGAAGATTACACATGATGTAGTTATGATGGGATTGAATGCAGGTACTGGAAAGAATGCAGGATTATTTGGATCTATTCAATTTGGTCACCTTATTGACGGCAAACTTGTTTCATGTGGTAATTGTTCATCTGGATTAAGCGATGATATGAGGGCATATATTTATAATAATGCTGACAAGTTAATTACAGATAAGCAGGTATTTGAGATTGAAGCCATCCAAGAGTCAGTTAAATCATTTAGAAATGCGGTGTTCCTGCGTTTGCGTGATGATAAGGATTGGACAGAATGTAAGCCAATCAATATAAGAGTAAAGGAGGATATTCTATAATGAAATTAACAGATATGATGAATTATCCACTAAAGGAATTGGTTGAGTAGGGTATGAAATGTAGATTTAAATACGATGCACTTGGCAATCCAAACAATAAGTAAGATATTATAGAGATAAATAAGAATTTGGGCAGGTACTTAGCGACCTGCCCTTTCTTTGTGCTTCGTGAGCCTACATCAAAGCTGATTTCGTTTATGCCTTCCGCCGTCTCCAATTAATGAGCGATTAATTTGAAGCATTGCATACGAACGAGAGCAAAGCTGACATTCGACAATTAACCGATTCGCTGATTACTAAAACAGCTTAGATGCTTCTTTCTGTACAGCATTATAATCATATCCTGCAGCCTTTAATCTCTCTTTTCTAGTATCTCCATTGCCCCATGTAGACCATCTAGGATCTGAACATGTTCCACGATATATCTCCTGTGCAATTTCAGCATTAGATTTCTTCGTAGGTATAGATGAAGATACCTGCGTACCAGACTTAGTTGTGATAAATGCATCAAATCCTGCATCTTTGATCTTTTTTAACTGTGCGTCAGCATTAGCCTTAACACTATATGCACCAACCTGCACTTTATACATTCCGTCAACTTGAGTAATAAATGCATCAAATCCCTTTGCTTTAATCTTTGCTAACATATTGTCAGCATTTTCCTTTTTGGAATATGCACCAACTTGAACACGGTACATTACATCAGTATCACCACCTGACCTCACATCATACTGCGTTAAGTTCCATTTTTCAATAATAGAACACAACTTTTCCACATAGGTCAGAGATGTTGCATAACCACCGTCTTTGATGATCTGAATTGCCTTTTTGTAATCAGCGCATCCTTTCAATCCGGCATATCTCAATTCTGAACCGTTCTTTGCACCAAGAAGGTATGCACTGTGATCTGCAACGGAATCTTCCACACAAGGGTATTTTCTGAAATCTGCGGTAATGGTTTCATAAGTACCATCAGGATTCTGTTCCTTGGTCTGTTTGGTGTAGATGCTACCCCAAGTGTTCCCTGAAAGTGATTTCTTCATACCAAAACAGTTATTTGCATTCTGTGCAAGTTCAGACTTTCCATAACTTGATTCAAGTATGAACTGTGCAAGGGAAACACTTGCAAGAATACCTGTATTTTCTTGATCAGCGGTGAATAATGTGCCAACCTTTGCAATAACCTGTTCATCAGAAAGATTTTTCAGGTCAGTTGCCTGTAAGCCAGTCTTGGTTGCTTCACCTTTCTTTTCCAACCCAGAGTATGCACCCATCACTTCCGCAATCACAGGTGCAAGTCTTTCTGTAACCACTTTTGCAACATCACCAAGTCTTGAGAACAACCAATCCCCAGGACATGATTTATTTGCAAACCATCTGTGTACTGTTAACTGCATCTCATTACTTGCAGGATTGTATGCAAGTGCTTTATCCTTATTTGAAATCCAGATTAACTTAGTTTTACCATTACGTCTACAAATATCCTCACACAAATCAATGAGTTTATTATAGACTGTGCTATTCATTGCATATGGATCTGTCTTATCAGATGCACACTCAATAGTTACTGCTCTCTGGTCATTCGCATTAGATGATGAGCACCAACTTCTATTCTCTTCATCAACAATAAGACAGATACCACCTTCTGTACCAATACCGTAATTACAGCTTGCATTTCTACCTTGTGGGAAACATCCGCCAATAGCAGATGCAGATAACTGACCTACAACACAATGAGGTGTAATCCTATCAATTGAATGTGTTCTCTTGCCACTATGATTAGGACTCTTAACTGTACATGTAATTAATTTTGAATTACCCATGATGAATTCTCCTTTCATAATCAAATGGCTGACAATACTACTAAATATTCATACTGTCAGCCATCCACATTATTTATTTATTTCAAATCTTTCTTCCAATATCTCTTCACTATATCGAAGAAATACTCCCACCCTTTTGCGGTTATTAGTGCGATAATGAAACTTCCAAATATCACCGCAACTAAGTAATACCACACAAATGCGATATGCTTATATGAGATTACTGCGAAGAATGCCACGATGCAAATGATCAATGACAATACCAGTACCTGCAACATTGTCGGAATCTTATTCAAGAATCCAATCTCCTTTGTGAACTCTGTGATTACCGAAATCAGAATACAGATACTGCAGATTACCGCCAGAATAACTGACGCATTATTGATTAGGACTTCCATTTGTATTCTCTCCTTTCCTAACCTGCAACTTCATAAATTTTTTATAAATGGCTGTACCTGTGCCATTTCCACCAAGACCATGATATGCATCATAGATTATCTTTGCATTATCAAGAATCTCCTCTGATTTATCTACTGGAATGTAGTCCATCGCAAGGTATTGATTACAGATAGAAAATAATCTATCATGCAAAATGGCAAGCAGTCCGGACTTCAATGCTTCATGCTCTGCCTTTCGTTCCTTATTCTTCTTACTTAGATCTTTGCACCATACGATAATTCCACCAGATATCAGAGTAAATAATGTTTCGCCAATATGGCTTGCAATCCACTTCAACACTAAGTCATCCTCCAATAGAATTATTCTGCAAGTTCACTGCAGTCAAGATCGATAAGTACCTCTTTCACCCGATCCTTAATTCTATCTGGTACATCAGAGAATTTCTTCTTACCCTTAATAATAAGAGTTGCATAAATTACTGCCATATCTCTCACTTCCTTTCCTAGTAAGATTTTTATAAGAAATATGAATAACTTCATTATTTCTCACCATCCAAAATTTTCTGTACATCTGCCTTTAATTTAGCAGGTACATCATTGATTGTATAAGGCTTGCCAGTCTTTGGATTGATAGCACCCTTAGTAATCAAATCTGCATAAACTCTTGCCATGATAATATCCTCCTTATCCTAACTTCTCATACACTTCTGTGAGTGCGATCTGTGTACTTGTGAGTTCCACTTCAAGAGCAGAGTTCTTGTCTGATACCATCTGGATGTATTCATCCTTAGTATATTCAGTCTCTGTTGCTACTTCAAACCCAATAAATTCATTGTCTTTGCCAACATTTTCATTTATTGCTTTTTGACCATTCACGATGTATACATGATTTTCATCATAATACATACTAGGCTTCTCAACAGTTGATCTGACATTTTTGTGTACTACCATTTTGCTTACCACCTTTCACATTATTTATATAGTAGTTATTACAATATTCCTTGATGGGTATCACATATTTCTGTTCAAGTCTATAACTGTCACAATACAATAACCATCCTGTATACGAATTATAGGAACACCACTCGGAATATGTAAGTTCTTCGCCTGCTAGAAATTTATCATAAATACTTGACAACCTATTCTCAAGATTAATACATATTGATTTGCGTAATAATGTATAATCTCCAAACATCCTAAATCCTATAAAATCAATACCTCTTATTCTTGTTGGATATACCTGCCAATTATGTTTCATGGTAAGATTGAGATACTCATACCAATATTCTTCTATTTCCTTACGCAATTCATGCAGATATGCCTTATCACTATGTAATATAATGATATCATCCATATATCTGTAGTAATACTTAACTCCTTTGACTTCTTTAATCCAATGATCAAATCCACTAAGATAGTAATTGCCACTATACTGTGAGAAGTAATTACCTATTGGTATACCTTTATCTCCATCTGCATGATATACTATCATACTCATTAACCACAGTAGGTCTTCATCTTTAAATATGTGTTCATATCTGTCCATTAAGATATCTCTATCTATTGATGGATAATATTTACGTACATCACATTGTAAACAGTATGTAGTACCATCTGGATCGTTCACCATTGCCTTCTTTATATTATTTATGCATGAGTGTATTCCTCTACCTGGTACTGCAGAATAAGTATCTGCTGTGAATTGTCTGATTAAAATAGGAGATAAGATTTGTAATATAGACCATTGTATCATTCGTTCTGGGAAGTATGGTAGTTTATATATTTCTCTTTCTTTCTTACCATCCCTCTTTGTAAATTTAGAATATTCGGCAGGAACATATATTCTTGATTTTGGATCTAGTATGTATCCTAATTCATTTATACGTTCATCAAGATGTGCATCAACTTCTTGTACCTCATAATAGAAACCTTTACCTTTTCTTGCATTAACATGACTTAATCTCAAGTTCTCTTCTGATGTAATATCTTTATATAAATTGCCATGTCTGACCATATTAACTTCCTTTGTATATACTACACCGAATCTTCACCATTATTCATGATTACCAACACAGTTTAGCTTAATTTTATGTTTTACCAGTTATCCATGTATGGGAATGAGATAACTCTTGAGTGGTAAGGTAAGTTATGCCACCGAATTGTTAAACAAATGTAAAGTATATACTCCAAGTGACTCCCAATATTACGATTACGATTCGAAGACGTATTATTCAAATTCCAATAACACAAACCACAGTTAGAGCTGTTATTCCAATTCCCACCTAATTGAGTAATTAACCAACTCTTGTTTGGATAAATCCAAACTAAGAATAATAACGCAATATTGTACATGAACCTACCCATCAATTTATAGCATAATCCCTCAGCCTTGTAAGCGACTGAGGGATACCAAATCAAAACATCTAAGCAGCGACTGGAATATACACCAAGCGACTCCCAACATAACGACCACGATCCGAAGACGAATTACCCAAAAACCAACAACACAAACCACAGTAAGAGCCGTAAAACCAATGCCCACCCAAAAGAGCAAGTAACCAACCACTATATGTTGGATTTACCCAAGTGTAGTCACCTACTGGTTTACTTGAATCTCCTGTTGCTTCTGCTGGCAAGAATAAGAAATCACAATCTTCACTCCAGCCAAATGCACTGATATATCCACTTGTTTTTGTTAATGTAAATCCAGTAGACTGGTAAGGTGAAGCACCAGTATCATCAGCAAATCCATGATCTGCGTAATACAAAATATTCTTGCCTTTTGCTTCAATATTTGCACCATCGCTAAACTCCCAGATGTTACCAAATGGATCTTCCTTGCCACGATATGTTACTGATACCTGTCCATTTGTGCCAGTTGCAGAACCAGTTCCATTTCCAAGTGTTGATGTGCCACCAGTATTTACTGTCATTGATGTAGTACCATCATCTGTAACATCAACTCTACCTCTACCAATAATACTCTGTGCATCAAGTTTTGCATACTCAACCATAAATAACAAGGTTGTCATATTGTCAATAAGGAAATCTCCCTGTTGCCAGCCAATACCTACATTAGCGGCAAGTTTTCTGCAATTTGCTCTTGTAAGACTATTAGTAATACCAGATGTAGGTTTAGCATTTGCAATTGATGCAAGCTTATCACCAGTTGTTACTGCAAAATCAGCGGTAACTGAATCATCTGTGCAATAAGTGCCAGCAGATGTATCATAAATAGATCCTTTGAATGCACCATCATAGATCTTATCTACCTCAACACCATTTCTTCTGAATGCTGGATAAAGTTTAAATCCTGCCTTAGGTGTAGCACTTACATAATATCTTGCTTTGCGAACCTTGAAGCCAATACCATCAGCAATAGGTTCTAATGAGAGAGGAACCATTCTATAGTAGAATTTATTCTGTTCTACCATTGTCTGTACTCTAGCACCTACAGAATAGGTATTTTCTCCGATTGCAATTGCCTGTGTTAATTTACCAGTTTCTGTATATCCTGCATTTCCGAAGTATGCAACTACAACACCTGCATCTGTAACATTACATCTCTTTCTATCCCAAGGTGTAATATCATCAAAATCAGTACCACCACTCTTACCGATTGCATTTGCAAGACGTGTAAACTTGTTATTCTTGAAATCAACCTCAACACCATAAATCTCTGGATCGGTGTATCCAATGTATGTCTGTACATCATCAACTCTTGATGTGAGATTTGTAAGGTTAACTTCATTAACAAGTTTGGTCATAACACCACCTGCAACAGATGCAATTGCGATGTTATTAGCACCAGATTTCTGTGAAGTAGCCAATGTGTATTTAACAACTTTTCTCTTAGATGTTTCAACATCAGATCTATTATCTTTTGCCCAGTTAGCAACAGTATCTGAATCCTGCTGGTTACCTTCTTCCTTGAGAGTATCTGAATAGCTAACTGTTTCCTCCCATACCTGCAGGTAAGCAGTGCCACTTGTCATTGCAAGTGAAAGACCACTACAGTTGACAAGAATACCATTAACAAGTAATCCACAACCACTTGCGATATTAACAGAACTGCCATTATATGTCAGTTTGCTTCTGTCAGTAATACCATCACCAACGATATTTGCAAGCATATTACGAAGACCAAACTTCTCAATCTCCTGCATTTCATTAAGTTCTACTTCAAGAACTGTTTTGTCTGCACCAAATACTACACCTGATACTCCAGCATTGTTCTTGTAATTACTATATTTGTCAAAACTTGCCATTATTTACATCCTCCTTATACAAGATTTAATGTGAATCTCATAGTTCTTTCAATTGTCATATCACTTGTTTTTGTAATAAGTGCATGGTGTCTTTTATTAATCATAACACCAGAATTTGTTGTAGATCCTGCATTACCACCAAAGATACCAAATTCTCTCCACTTACCATTACAATCATTAGCACCAAATGTGTGTTTAATCTGTAAGATATTTGTTGGAGCAGATGATTCTGTGAAATCTGCATTTAAGAATTTAATCTCTGATGCTGTGATTGTAACCCTACCAATCTCATTTGTCAACTGTGTTGCATTAATCTCTGGATCTGGAAGATTGCTATCCCAACTTGATGCACCCTGCCCAATTGCCCAATATTGGATACCATTGTACCCATTCTGTCCTTTGAGCAATGCCATTGCCAATTTTAAGAATGAATTAACTACAAGGTTATGACCTTCGATTGTATCAACAAGTACACCATTCTTGTAGATTTTATCAATGATCTGACCTTTCATGTGTACATTATGTCCGTCAGCAGTTAACTGTGACAATGACATATGCTCAACATCGTTGTTTGAAACGTTGCTAGAATCTTTACTTATCATTCTATTACCTCCTTATATTTGTTTGATAACATCTTTGCACATATCCGTTTCCAACAACATATTAGTTCTAAAATCAGTATTTAGAATTACATCAGTATGTATCCCTATTAGAGGATACCATGTTTTTGTTGTAACTACAGTGCATGTACCTTTTTCTTGTATTGTTTGGTTTGCCTTGTCTATTAATTTATCATCAACATCAGCAAACTCTGACAACCTATTTGTTACAAAATTTCCATTCAACATTACACCACAATTAAGTATTGGATTAAACACTCTCTTTGCACTTGGCATATGTCCATGATCATTATCATTCTTAATCATACTTCCAATAAGATACTCATTAACATGAGCATTATCTGTATCAATACTATCAGCATAATTAACAATCATACTATCTTCATCTGTATCCGTTGTAGCATTTGTATCAAGATTATGATTTAATGAATATTTGTCATTAGTACCTGCATTCAATTCATGTGACTTAATTCTTGTCATACTGCCAGATTCAGCATTTAATACATTTGCGATAATACTGTCTGTGTCAGCACTATGTTGATTGCCAATATCGTGCCCATCATATTTAGTAATACTCATTTTATCTATTTCAATACTTGACAGTATTGGGTTATCATATGCTGGCATAAATCTTACTATATCATACTGACCATCTGTATCAACTGTCTGACAAGTAATCATTGTTGTATTTGTCTTACCAATCTCAAGTTTCCATACAAATGACTTCTTGCTTGTAATTCTACCAGTATCAGATAATGATTGCCTTATGATATCTTTATATTCATCAACATTGAAATCAAAATGTGCAAGTCTATCGTTAAGTACAAAATCAATATTTGTTGTATGCTCAGAATTTAATGATGGATAATATGGTCTTCTATATGTTACTATTCTACCAGCATCTGATAATAATTCACTAACTTTCATCTTATCAGATTCATTCATATGCACAACACATAACTCATTGGTAATATATAATAACACCAGATATGCAGCAATACCAGATGCCTTTGTCTGATTGATTGCCCCTATTATTTTATCGTAATAAGTTACTATGTTTTCATCAACAGTAAGATCTATTGTACAAACAAATGCTCCGTATTTGTGAATATCATAAGGCTTGTTTAATACGAACTCGCTGTTGGTTTTATTAATTGCTGAATTTGTTAATGGATCAAACCTAGGATCAGTAGGATTTGGCTTAATATCTGAATCATAATATGTCCAAGCATCATATATGTGAATATATTCATTTATCATGTCTTGATCACTACTAATACCTATTGTAGATGCAACTGCGTATTTAATTGCTTCCTCCGTACCACCAGTCAGTGATGCGTATACAATCATTAATCGTGCACGATAATCTCTGAATGATTCACCATTATTCTTGTATATTCCTAATAATGAACCCCATCTATGTTCAAGGTCTTCATCGTATGTTGAATCAATACCTATCATGGCATACACACGATTAATAATATCTTCTTTAGCACCAAATTTTGATGCATATACTGACAGCAATGCATATAATATAGTATTATGATCATACACATTATAAATATGAGGGAAACTTGATTGCATATTATCTAAAAACTCATTTGTTGTCATAGGTATCCCTCCTATACTAGTGTACCATTAATCTTAATAGTTTCTGGTCTTATTATCTGCTCTTCGGTTGCTGTTACATTATCTGTAGGACTAAATGTTGTTATATCATAATTATCATTTTCTGCAGTTGTAGTATCAATTGCATTTAATATCTTTCTCTCCATCTGCTTAACAATAAATGACTGACCAGACACAAGTGCATTACAATATGCATTAACTGCATTTACTATTGTATTATAATTGTCTGATGTGATATTGGTAACATTAATGTCAATATTAATACTCTTAATATTAGTATAGATAATATCTGCCTTCA